GCTAGAGGACTAACAGCATTTGTTGTTGGAGACTCTCCAATGAGACTTAGCTCTAGTACAACTGATTTACAAAACTGGTCAACTAACGTTGCTCTCGCACCAGAGGACAATGATGACGGTCTTGTAACAAGTGATGAATATTTAGGTGTATATTATCCAAGTGGATTTACAAGCGATAACGCAGGTAACAATGTAATTGTTCCAGCATCGCATATGGCACTACGCACTATAGCATTAAATGACCAAGTTGCTTATCCATGGTTTGCTCCAGCAGGAACAAGACGCGGCGGAGTAACAAATGCTACTGCTACAGGATATATTGATAGCGAAGGCGAATTTGTAAGTGTAGCGTTGAACGAAGGACAGCGTGATACATTATACTCAAATAACGTTAACCCTATTACATTCCTAAACGGAGCAGGATTAGTTGTATTTGGGCAAAAAACAAGAGCAGCTAATGCTAGTGCGCTAGACAGAGTAAATGTCGCAAGACTTACAGTTTACTTACGTAGTCAACTTAAGAAACTTGCTAAACCATATATCTTTGAACCAAATGATAAAAATCACACGTGATGAAATAAAACAGCAGGTTGAAAGTTTAATGGTAGAGCTTGTAGGACTAAGAGCAATTTTTGACTACTTAGTTGTATGTGACGAAACAAATAATACTCCTGCTAGAATTGATAGAAACGAGTTATATGTAGATATTGCTATAGAACCAGTAAAAGCAGTAGAATTTATTTACATTCCGCTACGTCTTAAAAACACAGGAGAAATAGCAGGTCTTTAAAAATAGTGGGGCAGCGCAAGTTGCCCCTATTATGATAAATACTTGTGAATAGGAGTAATAAATGGCAATCTCATCTTTATCAAAACTAACAGTTCCATTAGCAACAAGTGACAGCGCAAGCAGTCAAGGTTTGCTTATGCCAAAACTTCAATATCGTTTTCGTGTTACACTAGAAAACTTTGGAGTTTCAACACCAACAACTGAATTAACAAAACAAGTTATGGACGTTACTAGACCAAACTTAACTTTTGAAAACATGGAAATTCCTGTATACAATAGTAAAGTTTATCTAGCAGGTAAGCACACATGGAACCCACTATCATTAAATTTACGTGAAGATATTAACAACAACGTACAAAAATTAGTTGGTGAACAACTACAGAAACAATTTGACTTTATGGAGCAAGCAAGTGCTAACAGTGGTCAAGATTACAAGTTTGTTACACGTATTGAAATACTCGATGGCGGTAACGGAGCAACTGGAGTACAAGTATTAGAAACTTGGGAATGTTATGGTTGTTTCATCACAGAAGCAAACTACAACAGTTTAGCATATGCCAACAACGATCCGGTAAATGTTACACTAAGTATTCAATATGACAACGCAATCCAAACTCCAGAAAATACTGGGTTAGGAACAGCAGTTGGCAGAACACTAGGAACAAACGTAACTGGCGGCGGCTAATAAAAATTAGAAGATTGCCAATTAATTTAGGAGTATATTTTTTTAATATACTCCTTTTTTATTTTCTACGCAGTTAATTAATAGGATAAATACAATATGGCTAATCCGTTCTCAGGTTTTTTTGATAATTTAATTAGTGGTGCTTTGAGTCCAAAAGGAAACTTAGCAGACTATCAACATGCGAGTCGTATATATGTTGACGGCAATATGCGATTGGCTCCTAAACTACCTCATCTATTCCATGTGGTTTTAAATATTGATCCTAATATACCTATTAGTTCAAACGATGCTCTTAACAATACTGTAAAAAGAGAAATAAATGTACTGTGTAAGTCAGTAGATTTGCCTAATTATAATGTAGATGTACAAGTTTTAAATCAATATAATAGGAAAAAAGTACATCAAACTGCTGTAAACTATGCTCCGGTAAACATGACATGGCATGACGATAATGCTGGATTAACAAATTTTTTATGGAAAAGTTATTTTAATTATTATTATAGTGATGCTAGTCATACACAGCCAAATGGCACATCTCCTGAAATTCATGATCCAGCTTTACTAAGGATTGATAATAAAAATAATGCGTACAGTAATGGTGAAAACTTTGATTATAGATATGGTTTAGATAGACCAGGAAAAAGCAATAACTTTTTTACTAGTATTCAAGTATTCCAATTACACCCAGAAAACGGACAACCTACTAATACTAGCTTTACATATTTTAATCCACTCATCGAAACATGGAATCATAATAGTGTAAATATCGAAGGCGGTCAATTTAAAGAAAACACAATGAGATTTTCTTATGAATCAGTAGTAATGGATAGACATTTAACACAACCAGGTGTAAATCCAAAAACATTTGGTGAAGGTAGATATGATACTGTATCAAGTCCTCTTACAATACAAGGCGGTGGCGGCAGTAGTTTCTTTGGCACTGGCGGTGTATTAGCAGGCACAGAATCTACAATTAATAACCTCCAGCAAGGTAATGTATTGGGCGCACTTATTACAGGAGCAAATACTTTTAGAAATGCTCAAAATTTATCCTTTGGTGGACTTATTACTGAACTAGCAACAGGTATAGAAAATGTAGCTGTAAACCAAATAAACAATACAAACTTTCCTTCCAACAACAACCAAAATCAAACACAAGCACTTCCAAAGGTATTTTAACAATGACAGATATAGTAAATACAAATGTAGCTTTAAATGATACTATTGTTAAAAGCAAAGAATTCTTTTTTAATTACGAAAAAGAAGCAATTAGTTATCCTAGTAATCAAGTAGATGCTGTAGTAGGGTTTTTTGAGTCAAGAGGATTTGAAAAAACTGCTGCGATATCAACTGCTACAATTTTATTAAGACAAGCAAAAATTGACAATGTAAAAGTTATGGAATTGTTAGATCAATTAAAAAGTTTTGACGATGTAAAACTTAACAACCTTATTGGCGCAATTTTAAACACTAATAGAAGTGCTATTAGCAAACTGGGATTTGTTACTGAACCTACAGAAGAAAATGTAATTACTCGTAACATAGTGGTATAATGGCAAAATATGCTCAAGGCAAATACACCGTAAAAAATAAAGAAAAATATCTCGGTAACAGACAGCCAACTTACAGAAGTAGTTGGGAATTTGCTTTTATGAAATTTTGTGACGAACATCCTAGTGTAGCTAAATGGGCTAGTGAAGCTATTAAAATTCCTTATAGAAATCCATTTACTGGAAAACAAACAATTTATGTTCCAGACTTTTTTGTTGTGTATGTTGACAGAACAGGCAAGCAACATGTAGAAGTTGTAGAAGTAAAGCCATACAACCAAACAGTAAAAGAAAAAGCTCGCAGTAAACACAATCAAGCACACTGGGCATTGAATCAAGTAAAATGGGCTGCGGCAAATGCTTATTGTAAACAAAATGGTATGAAGTTTAGAGTGGTAAGTGAAAATGATATTTTCCACTCTGGTCGTAGAGGATAAATAATAGTAGTATATAATGGAAACTACTATGACTAAAAAACTTGAAGATTTGTTAAATTTACCAGATGCTAAGGAAATGATTGCAGAAGAACAATCAAAAAAAGCACAAGAAGCAATCGTAGAACAAGAAGATACTATTCGCGACATAGCTGAGTTTGATAAAATTAATTCTGCTTTGCCACAAGTTAAAGGACTAGGTGAACTAGCAGACAAAGAATTAAACGAGGTATCTGAAAAAGCAATGCAAGCATATGAAGACCTTATGGATTTAGGTATGAACGTAGAAAGCCGTTATAGTGGTAGAGTTTTTGAAGTAGCTGGCACTATGTTAAAAACAAACCTTGATGCTAAAGTTGCTAAGTTAGATAAGAAACTAAAAATGGTAGAATTACAACTTAAAAAAGAAAAACTAGACAAAGATAGCTTTAGCCCAACTGGTATTACAGAAGGCGAAGGCTATGTTGTAACAGATAGAAATAGTCTATTAGAGCGTCTTAAAGCAGTAGATAAAGATAAATAACATATAACAGGACTATAACAATGAAAAAATTTAGTGAATATCTAACTGAAACACATAAAGTATACCCTTTTAAAATTGGTATTGCTGGCGATCTTCCAGAAGGTTGCGAAGACAATCTAAAAAGATGTTTAGAAAAATTTGCTGTAAAAAGTTTATCAGCAGCAAAGAAAACACCAATACAGGAACGTCCTTTAGATTTTCCACAACTGGAAAACATTGATGTACGTTACTACGAAGCAGAATTACAGTATCCAAGCACACCTGATGCTATTCAAGAATACATTGGTAACTGCTGCGGAGTTGAACAAAGTAATATTATCGTTAGAAGTCCAACTGATCCTAGAGAAGAATATCAAGAAAAGAAAGAAGATAAAGAATACGAACCAATGCTTACAACTGAAGAATTGGATGCTATGCCCGCACAAGAACAAGTAGGCGGACAACGTATAATGGATCTATTAAAAGAATTAGAAACAGCACGTAAAGAAAGAGACGATGCTCAGCCAGGTTTTGAAATGGAAAAACCAGCGCAAGATTCTACAAACACAGAAAGCGTAGTAGGGAGCTAAAAATGAGTAACATGCTAGATATATTAAGAAACTTTGATGCTGTTGAAAAATCAGTAGCAGAATGTCCACCCGAAATGGACGGACAAATGGGCGCAGCACCAGCGCCTGGTATTAACATACAATTGGATAATGCTGGTCAAATGGCACAACTACTTCAAGCGTTACAAGCAGTTCAGCAAGGTGAAGCACAAGAAGAAGAAGTTGAAGAATACGATAACGAGCCAGAAGAAGAATACATGGATCTAGATGCTGTATTACCAAGCGGCGACGATCTTCATAAAAAGAAAACAATGCACAAGGCACAAGCAATGGGCGACAATCCAATGGCAATGGAAAGCATTAAAGATCGTTTATGGGCAGCACTTAATGAAAAGAAAGCAAAGCCAGACTTTTTAGATATGGATAAAGACGGCGACAAAAAAGAGCCAATGAAAAAAGCCATTAAAGATAAAAAAGCAAAAAAAGGCAAGGTGCCTCCACAGTTTAAAAAATAACGTATCCCCCCAGATACTTCAATAGCGCCTGATGGCGCTATTTTTTTGAATAAATATTATTATGGCAACATCATTAGACGGCGTATTAATAAAAAAAGCCAATAAACAAGAACAATATAGTGAAGAACAAATTGATCACTTATTGAAGTGTATGGATCCTGATACAGGGTACTTGTACTTTGCTGAACATTTTGCTAATATTCAACACCCAGTACAAGGCAAATTGTTATTTGAACCTTACAAGTATCAACTAGGTTTATTAGAAAGCTATCATAAGTATAGATTTAATATTAACATGATGCCTAGGCAAACAGGTAAAACTACATGTGCCAGTATCTATTTAACATGGTATGCTATGTTTACTTCAGATCAAACTATATTAATTGCTGCTCACAAATATACAGGTGCTCAAGAGATAATGCAACGTATTCGTTATGTTTACGAAACATGTCCTGATTTTATAAGAGCCGGTGTTACTAGTTATAACAAAGGAAGTATCGAATTTGAAAATGGCAGTAGAATTATAAGTCAAACAACGACAGGAAATACAGGACGTGGTTTATCTATCTCGTTATTATATTGTGACGAGTTTGCGTTTGTACAACCGAATATTGCCGAAGAGTTTTGGACATCAATTTCTCCTACACTAGCAACAGGTGGTCGTGCTATTCTTACAAGCACACCAAACTCAGACGAAGATACATTTGCTACAATTTGGAAACAAGCAGAAGACAAGTTTGATGAATACGGCAATGAAAATGACACAGGACGCAATGGCTTTCATGCTTTCCGTGCAGATTGGTGGGAACATCCAGATAGAGATGACGAATGGAAATCTGCTGAAATTGGACGTATTGGCGAAGAAAAATTTAGACGTGAATATGGCTGTGAATTTCTTGTTTTTGATGAAACATTAATTAACAGTATTAAACTTTCTGCTATGGAAGGTATAAATCCTACACTAAACATGGGGCAAGTACGCTGGTATTCAAAAATTGATCCGGATAAAAACTATGCTGTAGGTTTAGATCCTAGTATGGGTACAGGCGGAGATTATGCTGCTATACAAGTTGTAGAATTACCAACTTATAAACAGGTAGCTGAATGGCAGCACAATATTACTGCCATACCTGGACAAATAAGAGTACTTAAAGATATTTGCCAATACTTAGCAGACCAACGCGGCAGTGATAATGGTGTATATTGGAGTGTTGAAAACAATGGAATTGGAGAAGCATGTTTACTCGTTATAAACGATTTTGGGGAAGAGAATATACCAGGACTATTTGTGTCTGAACCTATTCGCAAAGGACATGTACGTAAATTTAGAAAAGGTTTTAACACTACACATAGCAGCAAAGTTACAGCATGTAGCCGATTGAAAACAATGGTTGAAAACGATCAATTGATTGTTAAGAGTAAACCTTTTATAAGTGAACTTAAAGGATATATTGCTCAAGGTAGTAGCTATCAAGCAAAGCCTGGTATGACCGATGATTTAGTTAGTAGTATGTTACTAGTTCTACGCATGATAAGTGTAATGAAAGACTGGGATCCTACGATATACAATACCTTTACACAGATGGAAAGTGGCTATGATAATGACTACGAATTGCCCATGCCTATCTTTGTAAGTGGCAACTATTGATAAATACTTTACTATGAACAAATTTGATAATTTTGCAGTTGATTTATTTAACAAAATAAGAGGACGTTTTCCAAACGTATCTATCGGTGATGAAAATGGAAAAGTCACTAATGTTCCTAAAGAAGCTAGATTCTTTGATTTTGGATATAAAATTGAAAATATAGATTTAGGAAAAGTTAGCGTGGCACTTGATGAAGAAAATGGTGTTACAATCATTGTTGGTAAAGATATTGTAGAAGGACAAGTAGAGTCAATACAAGACAACTGGTACAACTTTTTAAAAGAATTACGCATCTTTGCCAAAAAACGTATGCTCAAATTTGATGTAAGAGATATTAATAAATCGAATTTAAACAAAAGAGATTATGAATACTTAGCGCAGAATCGCCCCGGAGAAAACACAATGTCAGAATCTA